CCCACTCAACTGGGACATTTTTTTGTCCCAGTTTTATGTGCCAGTCGGCAGTAAATAGAATCATGAGAATTCAGCTTCTAAATCTTCATCAATACTTGCATTTTGAGAGCCTCGTATTCTGTCAAGTAGCTCTTTTTGCGCATCGGGAGTTGGTCGAGGCATAACATCATCCATCGATTTAAGGTCTGCAATTAACTCTTTTTCGCTTTCATTAAGCTCACGATGCTTGCACTTAAGCACTTGCAATTGGTACTCTACATTATAGGGCAGCGGGCCAGTCTTTACTCGCTTAAATTTTACATCCCAGCCAGTATCAGGATCAGTTGGATCTCCTAAATCTTCTGCAGCAGTAATAATTTGCTCCCAAAGTTTCTTCTTTAGGTTTACAACTTTAACGCTGCCTCCATCAATGCATTGTGTAGCATAGCTCCAGCCACACTTTAAATCAGGAAAGTACTCACGAACCCAATCTCTTTCTTTATTATTAAAACGTTCTTCATTACGATCAAACGAGAGACACTCTAAAGGAATATCCTTTTCATTCTCTCCTTTTATCCAGTAAACATATCGTGCAAGAATATCTCCTACAAGACGAAACTGATTATCGCCATCACGGTACTGAAAGCTGCTGATGGAACTTTTTTGGGCTGAACCCTTGTGCTGATTAAATTTTATAGCCATTAGTGTATAATCTCCTGTGGAACTTCTTCATATTTAAAATGTATATTTTTACTATCAATACGAAGTAGTCTATTATCGGTTAAAGTATGAACCTCAACAGGTGCCTGCTTGAGGTCTAGTGTTATTTTTTGTGTTGCTCTGTAATCTGCTAAATTACGTAATGCAGCAAGTGCATAGTAAATAGCTATTTCTCTTTGTTCGTATTTATATATGTTATATAACAATACATCTGGATGTATTAAAAAGTTTCTACCTAAAAAGTTTATTTTTGAATATTTATATAAAGGATCATGTCTATTTTTTGGTATGTATTTTCGTATTATCATTTCCATAATAATATTACATTGCAAAATATTTCCATTTGCTTTATCATAAACTTTACTCCAGTCAAAAAGTATCATATATTATACTCAATTTTATCATATTTGTCAAGAACTATTTTTTAAATGTGACTTATTTGCCAACCCTGTTTCATGTAGTATCCAACACGATTTGCCGCCTGTCTTTTTGCAGTATTTCCTTTTAAATGAATATCAACAATAACAGGAGTTAGTTTATCTTTTTTCTTTCGTATAACTCTACCAATTAGCTGAGTTAAAAGTGGCTCATTATTTACAGGAGTTCCTAGTATTAAACAGCTTAAATTATCTATTGAAATTCCTTCTGAAAAAATTGCTTGAGTTCCAAATAAAATATTTTTTTCTCCATATAAAATTTTATTTGTCAAACCTTCTCTCTCTTCATGCGGAACATCTCCTGTTACACAAATTGCTTTGTCTCCCGTAAGTTCTGTACATTCTTTTAGAAATTGAACTCTATCACTTACAACCAGTACTTTGTGTCCTATTTCTGAATAATAAGCAGCTAGCATTGAAACTGTGTGCTTATACTCTTCATTTTTTGCAAGAGCTGTTACTTTATTTGCCCAAGGTATTTTTGAGCCATCCATAAATCTTATCTCTGAAAGAACAAGATGAATTTGTGGAATCATGTAATTTTCTTTTGGTGGTTGTATTACATTTTTTCCAAAGTAGTCTCGAAAGACAACGTGCTTTCCGTCTTTTCTTTCAATAGTTCCAGATAAGCCGATTTTGTATCTAGCATAAGAACTATCAATAACCCTGCTAAAGGTGGGGCTGCTAACATGGTGCATTTCGTCAAGAATGATAGTTCCAAATTTCTTTTGTATTCTTGGTATGTTTCTATATAAAGTTTGAGTATTTCCAATAACAATGTCAGAATCAGTATCCCAATTCCCGCTGCCAATAATCCCAGGTGTAATTCCAAAAACTTTCTCCACTTCTTTTGCCCACTGGTTTCGTAGTGGAACAGTGTGTGTAACAACTAATGTCTTTTGTCGTAGTTTTGATGCAATCGCTAATCCAGTAAAAGTTTTACCCCAACTAACCCACGCATTAATAATACAATTATCTTCAATTATATCATAAACATCCTGTTGACTAGGTCTTAAATCGTACTTAAATTTAGGAAAGTCTACTGGAATAGTTTTTCGTTTTTCTACAATCTCATATTCTTTTGGTATCAAATCAATTCTGCCAATCGGTATTGAGATGAGACCTTGACGTATAATACTTGCGTTCATTATCACCTGCGGAGGATCTGTAGGATTATGCGAAGGTATTATGTATCGTAATTCTTTATCGATAGAGTTTTGTAGCTCTGCATTGCACTCCAGAAAAATTCGATTACTAAGTACTGCTTTCATCTAAGTAGTTCTTTGCAATTATATAATTTTTTACAAACTCACTTCTTACTACATCTTTTACTCCGAACTCTATGAAGTCAAATTCTTCCATATATTCTAAAACTGCTAAAAAATCTCCCATACCATTTGTCTTCAAATCAGACTGATTAAAGTCCCCGCTAAAAATTATACGACAATTTCTACCAACTCTTGTGATAAGTGAGTCCAACTCATGAAAAGTCATATTCTGACACTCATCTATAACGATTACTGCATCACGCAATGTAATCCCACGTAGGTATGAAGTTGTCATAAAATGCACTAAATTTTTTGTTTTCAGTATCTGGTACGCATCCCCTCGTTGAAAGATATCAACTGCTATATCCTTATATGGCTCTTCATATACAGATGTTTTTTCTGCCAGAGTTCCAGGCAAGTAACCAATATCTCTTGTAGGAACTGCACTTCGTATAATGATAAGTTTATCATATAATCCTTTTGACATATCATCATATGCAAGATAGCAGCCAACAAAAGTTTTTCCTGTTCCTGCGCACCCGTAGAGAACTAAATGCTTCTCTGATTCAAATGCTGATATTTGTTGTGCTGTCAATGGCTCTACTTCTGCTATTTCAAGCCCAGATCCATTTATAGTTTTAGAACGTTTGCCCATTATATTTTTCTCTTTGTATCTTTGAGACAAGTCTCAGAATAGTCATACAACAACCAAGGAAGTTTTTCAATATGTAATATTCCTACATATTTTAAATTATCCGCAGGAGGCCTGGGTATTACAAAAGGTATGTTACAGTTTTTAATAAATAAAGAAGAGGAGTGCTCTTTCTTTTGTATTCTTTCTATTTTATAGTATTTAAGTGGGACAAATTTAGTCTTTTCATAAATAAATACTTTACCCAGACTGTCTATAAAATAGTTTTTCTTTTGTTTTAATATTCCTACTAGGTCTACTACAGACACTTTTAGTGGAAAAATACTTTTAAAAGGTGTCTGTAAGCGCCTCTTTCCTAGTGTATCTCCTGACATATTTCTATCATCCAGAATCTGATTATCCATTGATAAAATATTGTCTGATAGTGTCCAGTTGTATGAAGGTAGTAAGTAGGCTGGAAACTCTATGTTGTTTGAAGTTTTATAAGTTATTACCATACATCTTTTTAAACTTACCCATAGAGTAGTCGTCTCCAACTTCAAAGTCACAACCAATTGGAGCACCCGGAATGATTACTCCTCTATCTTTTTGTACATAGTCCTGCAGAGCCTCAATATAATAATCAACTTCTTCATAAGGAACTTCAGCTAGGATTGAGTCATGAACAAGAGCAAATATTCGTGACTTAAAGCCTCCTGTTTTAATGTGGTTGTGCATATCTATTGCTCCCAATAGATTGATATCAGAAGCGGTAGACTGCACCAAAAAATTAAGACCAGAACGAATACTATGACTCTGTATTCCTTTATCATCCGACGCAACATTTGGTAATCTCCTTTTTCTTCCAAAAAAACTGTATATAAATCCATTGTTTGCAATAAATTTTTGATTATCATCTATCCATTTCTTTAAGTTGTAAAACTCTCCGAAATAGTCATTAATGGTGCTGGCTGCATCATGCATAGAGAAAGGTTTTCCACTATCCTTAGTAACTTGTTCACTAATTTTTCTAGGTCCTGCACCATACATGATGCCAAAAGTTACTGCTTTTGCTGCCTGTCTTCTGTCAGGATAAAGTTCTGCTACTTTATCTATTTCACATGGTAAATTAAATACTTGCTTTGCAATTGCTGAGTGAAAGTTGCCTCCAGACCGAAAAACATTCATTAAATTTTTATCTTTTGCTAATACTGCAGCTACATAAACTTCTGCAGTTGTTAAGTCCATTGCAACAATCTTATATCCATCTTTTGCTTTTATACAGCCTTTTACAATAGGATTGTCTCTAGGCAATTGTTGCATATTAAGTTTACCACTAGAAGACAAACGACCACTAGTAGTACCATGCAAGTTGAACCCCGTGCGAAGTCGAGCGTCTCTATCCAGCTGTAGTATGATTTTGTCCAGATATGTATTTTTAATTTTGGATCGCTGTCTAATATCAAGGATGAGTTGGGGGATAGGAGATTGTTCTCCAAGTTCTTTAAGAACTTCTGCGTCTGTTGAATCTGCACCTGTGCCAGTCTTTTTTCCAGTAGGTTGTAGCCCAATGTAATCAAATAATAAAGACCTGAGCTGAACAGTGCTGTTAGGATTAAAATCTTTTCCATTTACTTTCTCAAATTGTTTTACTTGTGGAAATTCATACAAAGATTTAATTGCATCATCTATTTCATCCTGCATCAGTTCTTGTGCCTGGTATAGCCTCTGCTTATCAAACGGTACACCATTGTCTTGAACACCCATCAAAAATTTAGTTCCAGGAATAAGAATATCATCATAAACTCTTTTTAATTGAGTATTCTTTTTAATTCTTACAAGTTTTTCATAGACGAGAAAAGTTACTACAGCGTCCATAGCTGCATATTTTTTCATAATTTCAAAAGGAATAGTGTCCCAAGTAAAGTCATTACGAAGAGTTCCTGTACGCTTGCAATAGTCTGCAATCCAGTCGTACTGTTCTTTTTCGTAATCACCATAAGGAGTGAACTTCATAGCAAGTTGTTTCAATCCATGAGTTCCCGGATTTTCATCAACTAAATAGTGAAGAAGCATTGTATCTTCGAATTGAGGAAATTCAAAGTTAAAATGATACTCAAAGAATGCAATATCAAACTTTGCATTGTGAAAGATTACTGTTGTATGATTAAACAGCTTTTGTAGCAATACTTCTGTTCTTACATTGAAGCAGTCTACATCGATATATACACCATAGTTAGCCTCATAAGAAAGAGAGATGCCAAGCATATGACCGTCCCTAGGATATAGTCCGGTAGTCTCGGAGTCGAGTGCGACATATTTTGGTCTAGCAGCAATGCAATTACGTATCCATTCATTTGCTTCCTCTGTGTTTTGTATTCCTACTGCTTGTTCAGCTTTTATAACTGTCTCTTCTAGTTCTCCTGATATATAGTCAAGTATATTATTTTTTGACTGCTCAAATAAAGGTTTGACTTCAGGCTTAAAGGCAAGCATACTAGGATTAATTATTGGTAAATATTTACCATTTAATAGTTTACCTGAGTATTCTGTTACAGAATTTATCTTTGTATAGTACTTTACAGCATCACTTCCAACTAAAATTACCCAGTCATAGTTATCTGGGTTCATCTCTATGTCAACATCTCGTTTTAGTACTTTTTTTATACTAGAATCTGAACATAGTTGAAATCTATCAAAATCTATCGAGAAATGCTGTTTATAATCAATGTTACTTATTTTCGTCTCTACTAATGCGACGTTAGGCATATAGTTGTC